CTTGTTCGTGGTCAGTTGCCGCGTGAACGCGCCGTTGTTCTCGGGCTCCGTCATCGCGGCCGGGCTGGTGATGCTGATCGGCGTGGTGTCGGCCGCGTCGAACATGAGCGTGTTGGGGTCCGCCGTGCTGCCCATGACCGGAAGGGCGATCAGGATTTCACCGATGCCGGACGCCTGCCCGAAAAACACGTTGACGTTGAACGCTCCAGTCGTGGACGTGGCGCGGGCGACGAACGTCTCGGGCCGAACGCGGTAAGCCTCGGTTGGCCACTGCATCGGCAACAGCGAAAACTCCGGCGAGGTCATGACCGTGCCGGACGGGTTGATGCCGGACAGCGCGCTTGCGACGACACCCACGCTGATGCCGATACGAGCGGCAGTCCGCCAGCCGGCCCACGCTTTCACATCGACCTCTGCGCGACCGGCATACCAGGTGTTGATGACCGCCGGCGCAACGACACCGGAGAGGTTGACGCCCTCGCATTTGTCCGAGGCCATGGCGCTGCTGTCGATCAGCAGGCGCAGCCAGCGCGTGCCGGCAATGTCGATGACGGACGCCGCGACGGTCGCGACGCTTGTCGAACTTGCGGCGCGCGCCAGCGTCCAGTTGTCGGGAACCTGCCCGGACAGGCCAGCGCCGGTGATCGTGCCGCCCGTGCCGGCGAATGTCGGGTTGGTCAGCAGGTTCGCGCCAGTGATGAGAGACGCGGCCGGCGACGTGGCGACCCATGGCGCAATGGCAGCGTTGATGACCTTGGCGACGGCGTAGCCGCCCTGCGTTGACCAGTGGGTGCCGTCGCGCACGCCGAACGGCAGCGGGTTGCGGTCGGGGTCGTTGAGGTCAACCAGAACGCTGCGAATGTCGGCATAGACCATGCCTTCGCTGGCGCACCACGATTGCATCTCGGCATTGATGGCCGGGATCATCAGGCGAGGCGCTGCACCGGCTCCCCATGGCCCGCCGACGCTCGTCGGCCGCTCCACCAGCGACATGATGCAGACGCGCTTGCCGCCAGCCTTGAGCAGCGAGGCAATGTTCTTGGCCTGATCGCAATAGGCAGCGACCGTGAAGGGCGAGCCGTCCGGGTTGGTGAACTGGAGCGAACCTGACGCAAGGTCCATCACAACAATGTCAGCCCGCGACGCCAGGAGCTTGGGAACGCGGGTCCGCATCGTGATGAAACTGTTGCCGTCAGCGGCGAACAGCATGCCGTTCATGTCGAACGAGTTTTCGTTCGCGCCGTTCTCGAACCAGTTGGTGAAGCGCAGACGCGGCTCAAGCGCCCGCATCCATGAGAGACCGCCGCCGGTCAGTTCGTTGGCTGTGCCGCTCAGCCCAACGCCCGACTGCCGGACGCGCGACGCGCCAAGGCCTGCGATGAGCGGATTGACCAGCGGCGCAAGGGGAGCGCTTCCGCCCGCCACCCGCCGCCTGCGCCGCCAAGTGCCGACGCCGAGGCCGAGACCAAAGCCAAGCGCGCGCATCAGTCGTCCACCCGACGCACGACAACGCCGGCCGTGATCGCCGTCACGGCGCGCACGATGCACCAGTCGATGACGGTCAGGCCCTCGGGCAGGCTCACCGCAAGCGGCGCGTCAACCACGTCGCAGCGCAGCGAAACATGCGGACCCGCCGTGCCGGAGGGGACGAACACGGTCAGCGCCTTGGGGTAGACGGAGAAGTCAGTGGCGTTGGCGGCGAGCGGCGCGGACCAGAACTTGCCGCGCATGGTCGGGCCGCTGTTCGTGGCGTAGGGGTCTTTTGAGCCTTCATAGGGCATGGTTGCCTCCTCGGTCAGGGCTGAAACAGCAAACGGGGGTCAGGACGGGAGCCGCCCGGCGGCAGGCGCAGGCGCTCAGGAGACCGGCTGCGCACCGCGGGCGATGGCCGCGAGAGCCTGCAGGCAGTCCTGCATTTGCGGCATCACGGCGACCGGAATCTTCGGTGACAGGGCGGGGTCGGCGGTCAGCACGTAAAGCAGGAACGTCGCCATCTCCGGCGTCAAGGCGGGCGGCTGGGCGGCGCTCGGGCGGAGCATTTCGGTGTCCATGGTCGCCTCTCAGCCCGTTTTCGCCGCGGCCCGCGCCGCATAGAGCGGCGTGACGTGGTCCGCATCGTCGGGTGGAACGGCTGCCATCTCGGCCCAGTCGGTCGCCGCGGCGTCCTCGTGGTCCGGCGTCCAGACCTCGACCAGGCCGTATCGGTCACGGCGCAGCAGCACGCCGCCGGGGCCGGGGTTGAGATAGTGCGCGTCCTGGCGGAAGCGCCGGCCGCGCGTCATCGTCCTGCCGGCCAGGATAGCGCTGAGGGCTTCGGCGAGTGTCATGGTCAGAGAGCCTTTCCTTGCTGTCATGCCTTCAGCAGGCCGTGCTTGCCGCCGGCCGCGTGAATGTCGGAGATCAAAGCGTTCAGGGTCTGGGCGATCTGCGCCGCGGTCGCCGTGGCCGGGTTGAGCGCCGCGCGCGACAGCGTGCCCGTCGGCAGGGACCATCCGGCCGCCGCCGCGCCGACCACGGCGTCGCCGGCGACGCGCAGCGGATAGGCCGCCGGCAGGTTGAACCCGGCCGCGTCGCAGAACGCCACCGTGTTGGCGCCGATCTGGAAGGCGATGCCGCTGCTCGGCTCGCGCAGCGCGGTGAAATCGGACGCCGCTGAGCCGCGGCTCAGGAACGCCTGCGTCGCGCCGCCGCCGACATAGAGCACGTTGGCCGCAAGGCCCTGCGGGCCGTCGATGCGCCAGCCGCCGGCCACGCCGCGCAACGCGACGCTCGCCTGTCCGTCCGGCGTCGGGTCGACATAGAACGCATGCGAGATCTCGCCGTTCGGGCGGTAGACGTTCCAGGCGTGCCGGTCGGGCGAGGCGAACGCCTCATAGATCCGGTTCGGTCCGTCGAGCGTGAATGTGCGGTCGAGCAGCGCGCCGCGCGCGAAGACGATGCCGGACCAGGCACGGACGCTGTCATCGGCCCATGACGACAGCATTGTCATATGGCTCGCGGCATGGACCGGCTGGCGGATCGCCTGCAGCGCCTGCCAGGACGAGCCCCGCAGGGTCGGCCGGGCGTTGAGCGTGACACGCACGGCGCTGGCGCTGGCCTTGACGCCGACGATGCCGGCGGCATTGACAGCGGCCGCCACCTGCGCCGCCGTGGCGTTGCCACCCACGCTCACGGAAACGCCGTTGACCGTGAACGCGCCCCCGCCATGCAGGGGCGGAATTTCGGCCTGCAGCAGCCACGCCGCGGCGCCGGCGATCTGCGGAACCCCGCGGATCCGGACCTTGCCGTCGACCACCGAGGCCACCACGCCCGGAACGGCGGCGGCCGCGATCGCGGCGACGATGCTCGATGCGTCGGCGTTGGCGGCGAGGATGATCGGCGCGCTGTCGTTGATCAGGAGCGTGCCGCCGCCATGGGTCGGCTGCACGGGCTCGACTCCCAGCAGTTCGTCGGGAAGGTTGGCCGAGTCCATGCCGGCGCCCGACGCCGACCAGATCGCCGTGCCGCCGAGAGACCCCCCGCCCTTGACGTTGAAAGGAGTCTGGATGGCCTCCGACGCCACATTGCCGATGGCCGCCTCAAGGCCGACGCAGAACGCGTCGCGCGTTTTCTTGGCGTCGGCGTACAGACCCCAGCCGCCGACGCCATTCATGTCGACGACGGCATAGCCGCCGACGCCGATCCCGGCCGCGAAGCCGCTTCCCGCGCCGGGCCACGCGGCGGACTTGCTCAGCATGGCATGGCCCATGATCGCCTTGCCGCCGAGCGGGCTGTCGACGATCAGCGTCGAATCCCGGAACGCCCAGCTGTGCAAATCAAACGCCAGCTGCGGCAGCCCGAACCGGTTGGACCATGCCGGGCCATACCAGTCGATGTTGAAATCCACCGCGTCGCCGATCAGCACGCGCTCGGCGAAACGGTGCACGTCGCCGGCCGGAGCGATGTTGCCATAGCCCGACCCGCGCGCGTAAGGCCCCGTGGGCGGCAACGACACACGCCTCTGGATTTCGGCGAAAAGGTCGCGGATGTCGGATTTGGCGGGCTGGTGCACGCCGGACGCCGGCGATCCGTCGACCACGAAATCACGCCACGCCTGCGCCGCCTGTTGGGCGATGTTCATGTCCTCACCTTTCGCTCACCACATGCTGCCAAGATCGCTCGACGTGCCGGGCGCGGATGCGGCGTCCGGACTGCCCATGTCGTTGGCGCTGCCGCCGCCGCCCTCGCCGCCGTCGCCGCTTGACCCCGAGGGCGGCGGCGGATCATCGACGGTCAGCGCCAGCGGCCCGACCAGGCCGGACGTCAACCGCCCGAGCAGGGTGCTTGAGCGGGCCCAGACGTTCCACTGCCCTGCGGCCAGGCCCAGCTCGGCCGCCCCGGCCTGGCCGGGGCTGACGACGATCACGGCGCGCGGCGAGCCTGTCGGCGATGAGCCGGTCGCGGCGACAAGCTCCACCGACCAGGCGTCGACGCCGACGCTCTGGACAATCGAGACCGCGCCGCCATCCGCCGCGGCGAGGCCGGACGGCGGCGGAAGCGTCGTCGAATCGGGAGGGGCGGCCGTGAAGGCGCCCGCCGCCCATGGCGAAACGCCGCCCTGCGCTGTCCTGACCCGGACCTCGAACTCATAGTCGTCGCCGGCGACGAGCGCCGACGTCACCGCATGCCGGACCGCGAGGCCGGTCTCCTCGATCCAGGCCGGCGCGCCGACCGCGCGGTGGCGCACGTCATAGGTCTGGCCCGGGCGCTCGCGGGCCGTCCAGCGGATGCCGCCGCGCAGCTCGCCTCCAGCCTCGTCCTGCACGAGAGGCAAGAGGAGCGGCGCTGCGGGATTGGCCGGATCGTCCCTGGTCTCCGGCGGGATCACCGGCGCCGGACCCTCATCCAGATCGGGGATCCACAGGTCGGCCTCGGCCGAGACGCTCTCGAACCCGACGCGAACCGTCGTCATGTCCGACGACAGCTCCAGGCTGGTGACATGGCAGATCAGGTCGAGGCGAAGGTCGTCATGCAGCAGGCGGAAGGTGCCGCGCTCCCCGCTGTCAGGGTCCGCGAGACGGCGCAGCATCAGCGCCTCCGGGTGGCACGTCATCACCCCCGACCAGTCGGGGTTGTCCTCATACAGCTCGATCTTGGCCAGGCGCTGGGCCTGGCTGTGCGAGGTCACGAAATCCAGAGAGGTTTCGTCGGTGACCTGCCGCCCCAGCTCGGCCACCGAAGCGGCGTTGCGCTGGATGGCGGCGGGCTGCATCTGCCAGTCATGCGGCGGCGAACGGAACATCGCCCTGACTGCGTTGAAGCCGGTCAGCAGCCCCTCGCCGCGCTCCACCTGAATGTCGACGATGGCGTCGTCCGTGATCGTGAAACCCGGCGCGCTCGCGCGCTTCACCATCAAGGTGATCCGGCCCCGCTGGTCCAGCGCGAAGCTGCCGCGCATCGCCGCGAAATAGCGCTCGATGACGTCGGCGGGCGGTTCGTCCAGCGAATAGGAGGCGAAGACGCGGTAGCGCCGCTCGGCCCCGCCGCCCCTGAGCCGGATCAGGTCGTCGCAATGGTCGGCGCAGGCCGCAAAGCTGGCCACGTTCACCGCGTCATCGGACAGGCCCATCACCGCCCGCAGATAGTGCAGCAGCCCAAGAGCCGCGTTGTCTGAATAGACCCAGCCGTTGCGGTCGTCGAAGCTCGTGCCGGGCACGCGCGGATCATGGACCAGCACCCCGCGCGCGATGACGCTGGGCTGCGGCCATTGGGCCTGAAAGACGGCCTGGTAGCGGTCGGGCGAGGTCTGCTTCGCGGCCAGCGCGAACAGCGGCACGCCCAGGCCGCGATGCTGATCGCTCCACTCGGCCGGGAACGCCGCCCGCATCATCGCGAGCGCCGGCTGGTCGGCGAAGCCGCGCCGCCATTCGAAGCGCAAATGGCTGCGCGCGTTCGGATCGGCATTGGAGCCAATCCAGAACGGCTTGTTGGTCACCGCCCCGTCGGCGTCGACGAGCACGCTGCGGCCGTTGATGCGCCAATCGTCATAGCCGGCGATGGTGCCGCTGCTGACGGCGTAGACCCGATAGAGCCAGCCATCGCGCTCCTCGCCGAAAATCGGCGTGGGCTCGATCAGGCCGCGGCCGAAATGCTGCATGCGCGGCGACACGCCGGTGTCGAAGCGCTGTTCCTGCCGGCTCGTCTGGCCGCGGCGGGCGCGCTTCCTGGCCTGCCGCTGCGCCGCCGACTGCATGGCCGACTGCGCGCCGAGCGACAGCGCCGCGACGGTTGCATTCGCCGCAATGACGGCGGTCGAGACGCCGGCGATCGACCCCGTGAAGCCGATCGCCGTGAACACAGGCACGAGCAGCTGCGGCATCAGTCGCCCCGGCGCAGGATGACGGCCGAGGCCGGAACCGGCATGACCACGACGCCCCGAGGCCCGAGACCAGCCATGCGGGCTGGCGAGGTGGCGATGGCCATCGACGCGCCCGGGCCGCGGCTCGTGACCAGAATATCTCCGCGGCGCGGGCCGCCATCGCGGCCGGGACCCCGGCCCTCGACCACGCGGTAACCGGCCGGGGCCAGCGTCTCGGCCGCGATGTCCGCGAGGCTGCGGCCGCGCTCGATGCGCCGCCACGCCGCATAGGAGGCGGGGTGCGCGAAGGCCAGCGCCGGCCGCTCCCCCGTGACGACGCCGGCCCATTCAAGCGCCAGCGCGCCGCAGTCGGCCGCCCCCCAGGCGAAGCGCCAGCCGGCGGCGCGCTGCAGAAAGGCGGCGAGGCGATCCGGCGCGCAGGACTGCTGCGCGGGTTCGGGTGTTAGACGGTCGGCCATGTAATGATCTTGACGTTGGTGGCCGAGGCGAACTCGAAGATCCTGTCGCCGGGATGCAGGCTCTGCTGAAACTCGTCGGTGTAGTAGGCGAAGCGCGGCCGCCTGCGCGACACGAACGCGGTCTCGCAGGACAGCTTCAGCGCCGCGCCGGCAGCGTTGCGCTGATAGGACAGCTTGTCCATGACGCCCGCCCATGCGGTTTCGAGATCGCCGATCAGCCCGCCGTCATGGTCGAGCGCCGCGTCATGGATGGTGACGCGGCGGCCGCGCAGGTCACGCTGCTGCTGCATGAGGCTGGCGTAGAGCCCTGACATCGCGGCCGGCGTCGCGGGATCGTCCGGCAGGCCCGACAGCGTCAGCTCGATCTTCGACGAGAAGAATCCCGTCCCGCCGGGAATGTCCGGAATCGAGATCAGCCCGCCATGCCCGAGCCAGACCTGCCCGCCGGCCTCGACATCGCCGACGCCGCTCCACAGCCGAAGGGGGCCGGAACGGAAATCCATGAACACGAACTGCGCCAGCGGGATCGCCTGGCCACGCAGCGCCGCCAGCCGGGCGGCGGCGGCATCAGCATGAGACGCGGCCGTCATGTCAGCGCTTCCTCGAAGGACAGGGTCGGCGAGCTGAAGCGCCCGCTTCTGAGCGCCAGCGGCATGCTGTCGGCGGACAGCCGCCACAGCCCCTGCGGGCGGTCGAACTCGACCCGGGCGCCGGCCGGCATCGGGACGCGCAGCCCGGGAACGATGTCCACCTCGACCAGGCCGGAGCCGAGAGCGGCGACGCTGGCGATCCGGTGAAGGCGGCCGCCGACGCTGAAGTGATGGCCCGGCTCCGGCGGAGCCAGCGCGGCCAGAGTCTGCAGGCGGACCCGCCGGGCCCGGGCCGGCGCGGCGGCGGCGGCGGTCGCGGGATACAGCTGGCCGCGATAGCGCGCGCCGTCGGAGAAGCGCGCGCCGTCGCCATGGGGAGCGTCCGCACCGGGAAAGCGCCAGGTCGGCCGCGCCGCCGGCGAGCGCCCGGCGTCGCAGATGTCCATGCGGATCACGCCGGCGCGTCCGCTGAGACGCGCCTCGATGACGCGCCAGAGCTGGATCTGCGCCGGGGTGGTGATGGCGAAGCTGCGCTCCATCCGCCATGTCTCGACGCCCGACAGCCGCCGGCGCTCGACGCCGGAGAGCGAGCGCCCGCCCGAAAACGTGGCCTCGACCAGATAGGGCGCCGTCATCTCGGTGGCGGGCAGGGCCGCGCACGGCCAGATCAGCGGATCGTCGAGCGTCGCGATCATCGCAGGTCGTTCTCCCGCAGCATGGCCGGCAGGGTGCGGTTGTTCTGGGCGACGGCCGCCTGGCTGACCTGCACGGCGACGCCTTGCGCCTCGGCGCGGATCATGGCCGGCAGCCGGCCATCGCTCTCGATCATGACGCGCACCGTGCCGCCACCGCCACGAGATGCCTGGCGCGCGTTGATAATGCGCCCAGGCTGGGTTGGAACGAACAGCTCACGGCCATTCTCGCCGACCGTGTAAGGCTGGCCGGCGCGGACGGGGCCGCCAAGCGAGCGGCCGGGGGCGAATGCGCCGAACAGCGCGCCGATGAGGCCGCCCGAACCTTTCAGCCCCAGCACGCCCGCCAGCGGGCCATCGCCCAGCAGCGCGGCCTGCAAGGCCACGTCGGCGAGGCGCTTAACGAGGTTCATCATGGCCTGTTCGGCGTTCTTGCCGCCCGAGACGATGTCGGAGAAGAAGCTCGACAGCGTCGACCCGACGAAGCGCTGCAATTCGTTGAATGCCTGCTGGCCGTCGCGCAGCTGCTTAAGCCGCTGCTCCGCGTCGACGAAGGTCTGCGCCAGCTCGCTCACCTTCTGGCGCTGCTCTTCGGACGCCGAGATGCCGTCCTTCTGCAGCGCGTTCAGCAGCTCCTGCTCGACCTTGGCCTTGCTGATGGCGGCGGCCGACTGGCCGAAGGTGGTGATGTCGAGCTGCAGCGCCGCCGTGCGCCGGTTCAGCGCCTCGACCTCGCGATCATAGTTGCTGATGCGCTCGGCTGCGGAGCGGCCCCCGCCGCCGGCTCCGCCTTTTCCGTCAGGCGGGTTGTCGTTCTTCGACACCGGGTTCGTGACCGAGGTAGGCGCGGCGATGTTGCCGAAGCCACGCCCGCGATTGCCCTCGCGATCAATCTCGTTGACCGTCTCCAGGAGACGCTGCGCCAGCCCGATGCGGTTGCGCAGATCCTGCGCCTGATTGATCCGGTTCGCGTTCTGCGCATTGAACTGCGCCACGTCGCGGCTTCGCGATCGCCCGGCAGCGAGCTCGCTCTCGATCTGCGCCAGTTCCTCGCGCAGTTCGGCGATGCCAGTTTGTGTGCGCGGGGCAAAGTTAGCGCCAGATGCTGACCGGCCGATGCCGTTCAGGATATTGAGTGCATTGCCGCCGACGCGGATGATCTCGTTCAGGCCCGCGACGAGCGCGGGAATGCGCGCAGCCGCAGCGCCGACAGCGTCGGCCACGGCTCCGATGCCAGATGCGAACCCACGGCTCGCGCCGGTCGCCTCGTTCAGCTTGCCGACTGCGTCCAGCAGCGCATTGTTGAGCCGGTTGAGCGCCTGCGACGAAGTCTCTTCGGCGCGGGCCGACAGCGCAGCGAGACCCGCCTGCCCGGCTTCGAGCGCGCGGGCGAAGTCCTTGGACGACAGTTCGCCTTCGGTGACGATCTGGCGCAGCTTGCCGACAGAGCCTTCCGCTTCGCGCAAACCGTTCGCGACAGCCTGAAGCGCCGGCCGCAGCCCGCCTTCAAGCATCTGGTTGAATTCTTCCGCGCGAACCGTGCCGCCCGACAGCGCCTGCGACAGGCCAAGGATCGCGCCGCTGGCCTGCGTCGCCGGAACGCCGGAAACGCGCAGCGCCTGACCGGTGGCCTCCACGATGTTCTTGATCGTCTGGCTCGACACGCCGAGGTCGTTTTGGGCCTGCGTCAGCTGGCCGAACAGCTTGGCGAGGTCTTCGATCGGCGCGCCCTGCCGGTTCGCGATGGCGAACAGGTCTTCGTAGGTCTGGCGAAGCTCGTCGCCTTCAAGGCCAGCGACCTTCAGCGCGTTGATCGTGCGCGTGAAGCCGTCAGCGAAGCGGCGAACCTGATCAACCGAGAACGCGCCGGCGATGGCCGCTCCGATCGGAGCCATGAGCGACGGGAAACGCGACGCCGCCGCCCCGATGCCAGAGAAGGCGTCCTCCATGCTCTTGTTGGTGTCGCGCATGCGCCGTTCGATGTCGCGCGTCTCGCGATCGACGGTCTGCCGCGCCCTGGACATGTCGCGCTCGAACTTCGAGGCCGCGACCTCCATGCGGACGAGCAGGCGTTCAACGTCAGTCGCCATCGGTCAGCCTTCCAGCATCCGTTCCGCCGCGGCGAACTCATCGTCCGTCATGAGCATCCCGCCGCGCTCCTTCGGATCGGTGTTCGCCTCGATGTAGCCTTCGCAGGCCGCTGCCCATTCCCATGGGCTCATTGCGTTGACCTGCTGGGGCGTGAATCCCATCACGGCTGCGCTTCCGTAGAGCCCGGCGAAGTCGATCCGTCCGTTCGGGAGGGATCGGCGCTCGTCTCCTCGCCGGGCGCGCCTTTTCCCGGCCACTCCTCGCCTTCCACGCCGAACAGCGCCGCCATGAGGATGAGCTTCGCGGGCGTCACGTTTTCCGCGAGCGGCCGGGCCTCGACATACTGGCGAACCAGCGTCAGCGCCTTCAGCGGCTCCAGGCCGCCGCCGATCAGGCCGAGGCGGATTGTCTCGCGCAGGTCATCGACCTTCCACGAGCCATCAACCACGCGCTGTAACAGCAGCTGCGGGCCGCAGCCGGTTCTTTCCTGCAACTCGGCAATCTGGCCATAGGGCAGACGAAACCGATAGGTCCCGTCCGCCCAATCGAAGGTGACGTCAGCCGCGCGTGACATCAGGCCGCCGCGACGCTCGCGCTGACGACGGCGCCGTCGCTCTCACCCTCGATCGAAATCTGCCACTTGTTGCCGCGCTCGCCGGACAGCCCATGACGAACGTGGAACTTGCCCGAGTAACGCTTGTTGACCAGAGGCGGTGTGCCGGTGCCCACGCCCATCCCAGCGATCGTGATGCGGACATTGACCGAAACACCGCTCTCTGTTGCCGTCTCGATGTGCGGCAGCGCTTCCTTGGCCATGACGCCTTCGCACGAGAACGACGCGGAACGGCTGACCAGGTCGCGCTCGGTCCAGGCGGGAGCGTCGGGCAGGTCGCAGTCGGGAACGGTCGTGTCGTTGGTCTCCTTCTCCCAGTTGATCTCGATCGAGTTGAACCCGCAGATCTTGGTGAAGGTGGAGGGAGCCGTCTCAAGCTCGATGAAGCCCGCGCCAAAGCGGGCGGTGGTCGGAGCCGCCATGGGTCATAGTCCTTTCGGGATGAGCCGGGGAGCCGCCCGGCGCGGGTCACATCCGGTCGATCAGGAGCCGGAAATTGAGGATGCCGTGCGAGGTGAGCCCGTCCGGGTCTTCCATGACGCGCGTGTCGCGATGCATGTGCTCCACGCAGCGGAAGCCATTGGCCGTCAGGTCCGGAAGCCACTCATGCAGCGCCAGCCGGCACGAGGCCGCGACCTGTCGCGCCTCGACGCGACCAACCGCGCGGCTCCAGACATGCAGCGTTACGAACACTTCGGTGCCGTCGATGCAGTCCGCGCCATCCTCGACGGTCTGGATGTCGCCGATCTGAATGAAGGGAAACACGACGTTCTGCGGCGCGCGGTCATAGACGCGGCTAGCGACGGCTGTAATCTGCGATTTCAGGCGCGCGACATATGCGCCTTGGACGGCCAATGCGGGGTCGTTCATGACTTGGCTGCGTCCCTGATTGCCTTCTTGCCGGCGCGCACCAGCCGGTTGCCGGCGCGGCGGCGCAGGCTGCGAAAGGCCGGGAAAAAGAACGGCTCTGACTTTGACCCCGGATGCGTCGCGCCCTCGAAGCGCCCGCTGATCTCGTATGGCCCAGACGTGCCGAATTCCACCCAAGCAGCGTAGAACGCCTTCGCGTCGCCAGCATGCAGCGTCACAGTCAAATCGGGATCGCCACCTTGCCCGGCCGTCACGCCGCGCACGTTTGCGTTGTCGGGACGATAGTTGCCGAACGTGTAACCGATGCTGTTGCGCAGATCGCCGCTGCGCACTGGCACGAGGCGCTTCTGCATGGCGCTGATCTCAGCCGCGCTCTTTTCCAGAGCCGCGCGCATCGCCTTGCGTGGCGCGCCTTGGATTGCCGCCAGCCGCTTCAGCAGCCTGTCCCTGTTCCTCATCTGCGATCACTCCCAAGGCGCGGGCGCGCTCGACTTGATGGCTGGGGATGCTGACTGTCTCGCCAGCCTTGAAAGCGCGGACTTGGCGCGGAACAGGGCCGGTGTCGTCTGGTGTAGTGCGGATTTCGCAGTCAGCAATGAAAGTGACGCGAGGCATTAGATTGCCACCCCTTCTTCAAGCTCAAACTCAATGAAAGAGCCGTCCGCGCTTGGGATCGGCGTCGCCCTGATCTGGCACACCAACCCGACATAGCGGCCAGCGACAAACACCACACGGTCAGACGCCGCGACGCCGCGCGCATCACTGCCCCTGCGGACGCGAAGGACGCCGCGCAAGGTCGCCTCGAGCCGGCCCGCCTCGAGCCGCTCCCGGCCGCTCTCCGGCCGGAACGAGGCCCAGCAGGTGAAAAGCTCCGTCCATGATCCGGGAAGGACATTCCCATAACCATCGTCGGCGCCGGCCACCTGCCGCTCGAAGCGCACGCGCTGCTCAAGAATGCCGGCCGCGGTCATCACGCCACCATCTGCCGGCGATACGGCGCAAGAAGCCGGTCAACCGTGACGCTCATCGGGATCGCGTTCACCGCGCCCATGTGGACCGTCTCGCGGTTCGCGTAGAGGTCTCCGAAGATCAGGCAAATCGCCGCCTTGATAGCCTCGGGCACATCCGCCGCCGCTTGCCCCGCCGCATAGCGGATGCGCACCGCATCACGGCGACGCCCGGTCTGCGGCCAATATGTGTCAGGCTTGGCGGCGATGAAGTGCCCGCGCACATCCTCTAGGAGCGCATAGTTCGCCGCGCCCAAAACCTCATCGGTTCCGTCCGGCTTTTCATAGGTAACGCTGGTGACGGACGCGACGGGGCCGACGCTCAGGCGCATTTCATCGGAGAAGCCATCATAGGCGTCCTCCCATGTTTGCGTCACCAGCGCTCGATGGGCCGCACCATTCCAGCCATCCACATGCGAGACGGCCGCACCTAAAAGCGCCGACGCCACCGCGTCGTCATCGCTGAACTCGATACGCAGACGCGCCTTCGCCTCAGCCAGCGTCACCGGCAAGGCGGCGGGCGCGGTAATGAGCCGGGGCGCGAGCATGGTCACTTCGCGGCCTTCTCAGCCTGGACCTTGCGCGTCGCGGTTTCGACCGGCGCGGCATCACGCACGGGCACGGCGAACCCAGCCTCGATCAGGCGGGCCGCCTCATCTTCCGGTCGCTCGACCACATCGCCCGCGTTGCATGTCCACTCGCCTGAAAAGGCGACGGTCATCTTGATTTTCATGGCTCAACCCTCAATCGGCTCATTGTGAGGGCGGCTCGAAAGCCGCCCCCGTGGATGAGCCGACCAATTAGGAAGCGGCGTTGCGCAGCGCCTTGACAGCGGCGGTGTCGCCAAGCTCGCCGTCGAGGCGGATCAGGCCGGCGATACCGAGGTCCGGCCAAAACCGCTCGCGCATCACGCCGACGACCGGCGAGCCGACCTTGCGGACGAAATACTTGGAGAAGTCGCCATAGACCATGAAGCGGTTGCTCGCGCCCATGGACGCCATCGCCTGGTTGATGACGTAGGGGACCGACACAGCACCGATGCGCATACGGCCGGAACCGTCCGGCGCTTCGGTGATAAGGTAGTTACCCTGCCCGTCCTTGAGCTTGCGCAGCGCGAGCAGCGTGCTGTCGTTGAACATCACGCGGCAGCGCGGCGAGACACGATAGGCCGGGTCCACCGAATGCACCAGGTCCAGGATTTCGTCAGCGGTGACAGCCGCAGCGGCGGCGGCGGTCTTGCCGAGCCCGGCGGCGGTGACGATGCCGTTCGGGTCGCCCGAGCCGTCGCCGACCGTGAGCTGCGTGTTCGCCGTGCGGCCAAGGCGCTCGCCGATCAGGCCGCCGAGCATGGTCTCCATGGCGAAGATGCTGTCCTGGGCCAGCTCCATGGAGAAGCGGACGAACGGCGTCGCATACACGAAGGCGTCGAGACGCTTCTGAGCGAAGGTCACGTCACCCGAACCGTCGTCCACCATGGCGGCGTTCTCGGCGCGGATCGCGGCGGTGTTGGCCGTGTCGTCCACGGTCGGGATGTTGATCTGCGCGCCAGATGTGGTGTTGAGAACCGTGCAAAGGTTCTCGTCATACATCGGACCCCACGCCTTCATCGCCACCACGATCTGATCGGACAGTTCGACGGGGACGGTGAACCCGCCCGCCGATCCGGTTCCGGCCGACTGAGCGCGAAGCTCCTTCTCGGCGTTGGCGTCATGGCCGGCGCGAAGCGCGGCGCGCTCCTCAGCCGTCAGGTCCGCGACGAGGCCGCCCGCGCGGATCATGGCCGCGAACGCCTGACGGTAGCTGACCGTCTGAGGCTCGTCAGAACCACGGCCCTCGCCGTCGTTCTTCGGACGGCGCGGATCGCTTAACGCGCTCACCGATGGCGTCGTGTTCGGCCATCATGGCGTCGAACTCGCGTTCGATCTCGGCGGCGCGCTCGGCGGGGGTGTCGTCCTTGATCTCATCGAACTTGGCGCGGGCATTGGCTGCGATGCGCGCCTGCTTTTCCCGAAGCTCCTTGAGCATCGTGATCTCCTGTCGTGGGGATGTGGGGAAATGGCTAGAGGCGGCGCACCTTAGCCCTCTCGCGCAAGCTCGCGCCTGCGGAGGTTCATCTTCATCCGCACCCGGCGGGCGGCGGACGAATGGTTGACGGCCGCGCGATGCCCCTCAAGGGCGCGCAGGCCAATCTCGGTCCCGGCATAGGCCGGTGTGGTGACGATGGACACGTCGAACAACTCGACTTCCCGGATGGTGCGCCGGGGCGGATCGACCGTGTCGTCCCATTCCTGCTTGGTGGCGCGGAAAGCGAAGCTCATCTTGTCGAGGTCGCCGCGCTTCATCTTGGGCACGATGGCCTTTACGTCCGGGTCGTTGCCATCAAGAACCGTCTCGACCTTCAAGCCGCGCTCGTCCTCGGTGAGCTTGAGCGTGCCGGAGCGGGTGCGAGCCAGCGGAAGCCCATCATGGTTGACCACGAACACCACATCGTCACGGCCGATGGCGGAGCGGAAAGCGCCGGGCGCGATCACTTCGCGGAACATGCCGCCGATGTCGGTTTCCTCGTTGAAGACGGCCGCATAACCGGACACCTTCACGCCCTCGTCATCGGACCGAACTTCGGCGGGCGCGCCGCCGCGCGTCTCATGCTTCATAGGTTCATGTCTCCAGGCGAAGCTGGCGCGGCGTTCTGGCCCAGCGCCTCGATGGGCATCATAGCCCCTTGCATGTAGAGGCGGTCTCCGCCCGGCATGTCGGGGCGGTTCTCAAGGCGGCGGGCCTCGTTCGGCGTCGCGACGCCCGAAGCGATGGCCCTCGCATGGCCTTCCATGCGGGTCTTGAAGTCGCCGCGTAGGATCGCGTCCATGCTCCCCTCGACGAACTGGACGTTGGACGTGCGGCCGAACAGCTTGAGGTTCAATTCCTGCTCAAACTGCTTTTGCCAGCCGGTCAAGGTGTGCTTGGCGAGGTGCAAGTCCTGCTGTTCCGCGTTGGAATAGCTCAACTTGGACAAATCTTGCACGAACAGGGGCGGAAGCGAGTAAATCCGCGCGATCTGCTCAATGATGAAGCGATGAGCCTCAATCAACTGCGCTTTCTCGGGGTCCGCGCCAATCGGCTTGATGTCCAGCCCGGACGGGAGCACCAGCGCTTGGCGCTGTTCCTTGGCGGCCTTCTTGACAGCTTCGGCCAAATCTTCAGCCGCGCGCTGGAGCGCGCCAGCGCTGACGAAATTACCCGTCACCGCAAAGGGCGGAACGCCGCCGCCCTGGAAGAACTTGGATGCGTACTGCGTCGCGCCGATGGCCAGGCCGACCACATCTTTGTTCGATGCAATCGGGCCGCGATGATCCACGCCGTTGGGCTTAAGCACGAACGGAATGTCAATGATGTCCCGCGCTTCATAGACCAACTGCTTTGAGCCGTCGCGGTACTCATAGCGGCGGCGACCATCGACGCGGCGAACGCGCATCGCTACGGGGTCAAGCTCCCACAGGAACTTCGGCACGCTGTTGCCGCCACGCTCAATGAACGTGAACCCGCGCCCGCCCGTGAACACGTTGGTCCATAGGTTCTTGCGCCACTGGTAGGACGTAAGCTCATCGTTCGGCGCTTCGTTGAGCATCCGCACGATGTCGCCGCGAACCCGGTCGCGGTCGTCGCCGCGACGGCGATAGACATGAAGCGGGAAGCTCGCCAGGGTGCTCGAGAGGAAGTTGACCGCGCCCCAAATGGCCGGAACGCCCATCGCCGTATCGGTCGTGACCGTGACGCCAGCCGCCGACAGGCCCAGCGCGTTGAGCCCGAAGAACTCATAGAAGTTGGCCGCCGATACCGGAACCCGAGGGTCTTCGGCATTGGCGCGGACTTCGGTGACTGCGTTCAAAGCGCCATCCTGTAGCTTGGGTCTTCCCATGGGGCGAAGGGAACTGCCGCGTCCGTTTCCATCGGCGCGACGCCCATGGCCATCGCCAGCGCGACCATGCCGTCGATCCGGCCCGAGCCCTTGTCCTTGGCGAGCTTGCGGTTGCCGGCCGGGTCGGACTGGACCACGGCGTTCGCCGCGCACATCGTCAGGACTGGATGGCCGCCATGGGCTATGCGACCGTTCAGGATCTCGCCTTCCAGCGTGCGCAGCGCCGGGCTCATGGACTGGAAACCCTGCCCGAACTCGACGAACAGCGTCTCGATTTCGTCTTCCGCAAACCCGGCCCGAACTAGGCAGGGCTTCAAAAAGCGCATGCCCCAGCGATCAAAGGCGATCTTGCGCACCGAATGCGCGTCGCAGAAACGCCGAAGGAACGCCGCGACGAAATCATAGTCGACCGCCTTGCCTGGGCACGTCTGCAGATGCCCCTGCCGCGCCCATGTGTCATAGGGCACGCGGTCCTTGCGCGACTTTTCGGCCAGCCCATGCTCGGGAAGCCAGAAGGTCGGCTTGACGTTCCAGACGCCGGCCCTGTTGCCGATCGCCACGAACGCCGTCAGGTCGGACACCGCCGACAGGTCGAGGCCGGCATACACGTCCAGCCCGTCAAGGTCGGCTTCAGCGCCGCATGACTGCCACAGCGCCCGGCTGATGAACGGCGACCGCGCCTCCACGCGCCGGTTGAGAACGAGGTTCTCGAACTCGGGCTGACGGCTCGGCATGTTCCGCGCATCTTCGGCCATCGCCAGCACTTCGGCCTTGTTCATGAACAGGTCGAAAGCCGGATTGGCAGCGCGGATCGCGTCCTCGCTGAACGTGTCCAGATCAGGCGGCGCGGTATCGAACCGCAGCACCGTCTTCGGATCGCGCCCGCTCGCCGCATCCTCGATCAGGAGCGACAGCAGATCCGCGTCGGTCGGGGCCTGCGTCGAAATCACGATCGACAACGGCTCTTCCTGCGCCGCCGTCGCCGTTTCCAGCGCCTCGTAGAGATCAGACTTCGGCCCCCTCACCTGCCCCAGCTCATCATGGACGGTCAGGACGGGCGACAGGCCATAGGCCGTCGAGGCGTCGGCTGACAGCGCTCGGTAGAGCGTACCAAGTTCGGGGCACGCCAACTGCTTGGCCGTGTCCCGGACTACGACGACAGCCGCCAGATCAGGCGACATGCGAACCATCTTGGCCGCCAGAGCGAACAGAACCGCCGCCTGCTCGCGCGACTGCGCAGCGCTGAACAGCTGGCTGTTGGGCCGGGCCTCCGGGCCGCAGAGATGCAGCAGCAGGATGAAGGCGCTTTCGGTCGTCTTGGCGTTCTTGCGGCCCCGGCTGATGATCGCCCGGCGCGTCACGGCCGGGTTGTCGTAGATCGCCTTGAAGTCCTCGACCATGAACGGCGCGAGCTTCACCGGCTTGCCGACATGCGCGCCTTCAGGAATGCGACAATGGGTCTCGACCCATCGGATGTTGCGCTCGGCCCGCGTTTGCGGGCGCTCACTCCCACGGCTTGGCGACCGTGCCGGAGCCCTTCTTCTTGGACTTGTCATCAGGCGACGCGGGCAAATTCGCCATGCAATCTAGCCGCCTCGGCAGCATAAGCCGCATGGGCAAGCTCGGGCGTGTCATACGCCCCAAGGTAGCAAGTCTTCCCGTTCCGCCTGATGCGCGCCATCCACTTCGCGCTGTCCGGACAGGGGGCAACGCCCCTAAGGCCGGAGCGGCTGGGCTTGCTGCACGTTACGTTAACCGCATTCTGCGCGCGCGAAGCGGCGCGCAGGTTATCCCATTTGTTGTTGCTGGGATTTCGGTCTTTGTGGTCAATCTCGTCTGCGGGCCAAGAGCCGGTCATCAGCGCATATGCGACACGGTGTGCATAGTGGATGATGCCATCAATCCTTATTTGGACGTAGCCATCATGCCGAATAGACCCCGCCATCGAGCCCGCGACGATCCTTCGCGCGGGCTTAACCTTCCAGAAAAGCAAGCCTGTTTCCGGCCTGTATTCCAGTAGCTCCATCGCTCGCTCGACGCTGACGTGACGCATCAAGTCTCCCAAGGCTTGCCAGAAAGGGCAGAGCCCTTCTTCTTTGACTTATCGTAAGATGCTTGTTGCGTGATACGCATTCTAGTGGCGAGAGAAGCAATGCACCGGCTTTCTCTCTCTGCCATTTTTAGAAGCGTATCGTACTCTTTCAAATCAAAGCTAGCAGATGCTTCGCACTTGGCCACCAGCTGCGCCACGCGGCGCGCGCGGACCACATGCCGGCAATACTGCGCCAGCATCGAGTGCGTCTCGCGCGGAAACCAGTCGGCCGGCATCCGGTTGACGACAGCCCACCACTCCTCGCTCTCTTCGTCGGTCAGTTCATAGGGCGCATCAGGCCGCGCGACCTGCTGGACGGACGCAACCGACATCGCTGCGACGCTCTGGCGTCCGCGCGTTCCCATATTATGGAACCTTTATTGAGGGCGTTTATGGTCAGAAAGTTGGGCGGGCGGTGCAGGGCGCGAGTTGGCACAACTTTTGCACCCCCCCCCCTACTTCTTGGGTCAGACCGGCCACCCATCCACACCGATGCCCATGCGTCCTGTCCGCTTCGGCCCGTCATGGCATGGCTTGCACAGGCTTTGGTGATTCGACCTATCCCAGAACAGGGCAGCGTCGCCCTTGTGGTCCTGAATGTGGTCGCAGACAGTGGCCGGCGTCACGCGCCCCACGGCATCGCACATGCGGCACAAGGGCTCTAGCTTAAGCTGGGCTTTCGACGTGGCGCGCCATTGCGGCGTCCAGTACCAGCGGCGATAGACCTGGGCTTGAGGGGATCGGCTGTCGGCCATCTAGGCACAAGCCTTCATCGGGGTGCAGCCACGCCGCGAACCACTCGATCTATCCATGGCCTTCCTGATCAGAGCGCTCATGTCAAGCCACCCTGACCAGATCGGAGGTCGCGACCCTCAGCTTATGCACCTTGCCCATGAACTCGACCAGGATACGGCAGCGCTCGCCTTCGTCCTTGGCGATGATGGCCGTGAAGTCGCGGAACGGTCCTTCCGTCAGCGTGACCGCTTCGCCTTGCTCAAAAGCGGGCGGCTCGATCGTGGCGTCGAACTCGCCGGCCTGCTGCCGATCAGACAGGTTCTGGATCAGCCGATGCAACGCGCGGGAAGAAATGTCGGATGCCGGAGCAGGCAGAAGGTAGCCGACGTGATCGCACGATCCAAGCGACTGGTTGCCCGCGCCAGCCACGAAGACGTAGCGCGGAAAGAGCGGCCGGTTGACCTTCGCCTTGGTGCGGGTACGGGCCGAACTGATCCAGCAGGTAAGCTGCGGGTACCAGACGACCCACCCAGCTTCGCGGATGGATTGAGCGGCCTTGTCTTCCATCCGTGGCGCGACGGTCACGACCCGCCAATGGCTGAAGCCTGGGGCGGGATCAAGGGGCCGCGTCTTGTCGACGATCTTCGTCGGACGGCTGGAAGGCGGCGGCGGCTGGTAGGGCCGGGCCGACTGGGATCGGGAAAGCTTGGTGCGCATGGGCCTCCTGGGGGCGGTCCATGTGGGGTCTTGGGGGCGCGGATGGAAATGGCCTGATTTGCGGGCTGGGGTCAAGCCGGGGGGCTTCTTTCACTTTTTTCATGGGTACCCCCTTAAACCCCACTCCAAAGAGGCAGAAATCGGCATTCGAATGGGG